GTCCAGTAGCGTGCCGGCGACGTCAGCAGGTTCGACCGCGATGCTGCCCGATTCGATTTTGAGGCCGCCCGACGTTGCCAGTGCCGCAGCCAGCGACGACCCGGCCAGCGTCAACCCGTCGCCTTCGAAGTCCGTGAGGTCGCCGCTCACCACCCCGCTGGCCCCGTCGATCTTGTCGCGCACGGTGACGTCGTCTGCGGTGACCGTGCTGGTCTGTATCGCTGGGTCGGTCCGCAGGTCGTTGATGTCCGCCGCTTCGATAGTCGATGAGTCAGCAGCGACCCAGACTTCAGCCAACACGACCGGCGGGTCCGCCAGCCCGGTCCCGTCCGGCGGCGACGGCGTATAGGTTTCGAAGCGGGACGCGGTGTCCTGGGCGTCATCAATCGCGTTCGGCGTCCCAGTGACCGTCGTGACGGTCCCGCCCCCGGTGTAGACGACAAGGTCCTTCCGCGGGTCGGTCGCGTCAGGTGACGCCAGCGACAGCGACGATGTTGCTGGGATCGATTCCTCGTCCCCGTTGTGGACGGCCGTGCCGGCGCTGACGTCGACGCTGACGACGCCATCTGACCCAGGCGTGACCTGGCCGCCCGAAACCACGCCGTAGCCGTAGGCCCGCCAGACCTGGACGTTATGATAAACGGCGTGATAGCCCTGCCCGATTTCAGTGATGTTGTCATCCGGCGGCATATGCTTCGTCTACATCGTCGTTTCCCGGCGTCATCCTTAATCGGACGTGACGCCGTGGCCCCGGGGTCGGCCAGTCGTCTACCCAGATGGTATCCGGGGCGACCCGTCGCGGCCACCGAAAACCGCCATACTGCGGGGGTTACAGGTCACTTCCGATGTCGTCTTTCAACGCCTGCCGGTCCGCGTACTGGTCGCCACGCGCCAGGACGGTCAACCGGATACCGATGCGCGCCGTGTCCTGGACGTACCGCGTCTGATCGTCGACGTCGTCCAGCGCGACCCACAACCCGGGCGTCGCATCGACTTCGCTCCCAGGTTCCAGTTTGACGATGATGCTGTCGACGTTGGCGTTGCTGGGCGTGTGTTCGCTAATCCTGGGAGTGCCGTCGATGGCGTCCGTGATCACGTACCGGCCCGCCCACCGGGTGTATTCCCGAACGTCCCTATAGCGGTCGATATGCCCGGTGTCAGTGGAATCCTGCGTGTTCTGGAAGAACACGAAGTCCAAGCTGTACGTTTTCCCGGCGCGGTATTCCGGCATATCGGCGTCGATCCGGTCGACCAGCACGCCGTCGTCTGACCGGTCCGGGTCGAACGTCCACTCTCTGCCGCTGATGGCTACGATCATGCGTTACTGGGGTTCCTGTCTCCGCGTCCTTCGGGTGTCCTGTCGGTTCTGTCGGTCCTGGGTCTGTTCGACGGCGTCTTCGATGAACCGCGCCAGCGGGTTGTCGCCCTGGACGTCCAGCACTGCGCGGACGGCCTGTTCGTTCTGCTGTTGCTGTTGTTCACGGTTGATCGACCGGCGTTCGGCGTCCAGCCCGGTGTCGACGTCGACGTCGTCCAGCGTCCCGACGTTGACGCCGTCCACACCCGGGATTTCACTCACTGTCGCAGCGACGTCGTCCAGCGTCGACAGGAACGCGTTGATCGCGTCGACCGCGCTATTGATGAAGCCTTCCAGGGCGTTCTCCATGACGCTGATCGCGCCGTTCCAGACGGCCAGCAGGACGTTGTAGACGGTGTCGCCCCAGACCTGTATCTGCGTCAGCATTGTCGCCAGCGCCCCGACCAGGAAGTCTATCATCGCGGTCCAGGCGTCCTGGAACAGCCCGCCGATGCCGGTCAGGATGCCGGCGAACGCCTGCACTAACTGTGGTCCCCAGTCGCCGACGATCCCCAGGATGCGGTTGATGTACCGGTCGACGAACCCGGCGATGGCGTCCCAGGCTTCGCCCCAGTCGCCCTGTAGAATGTTCAGGAAGACCAGGACGGTCGTGATGATGGCGTCCAGCGCCGTGCCGATGACGGCGATGATGATGTCGAAGGCGAACCTGACGACCGCCATGATGGTTTCGCCGTGCGCTTCCCAGAACGCCGCTAACGCCTGTAGGGTGGGTCGGACGATGGACATGATCGCGTCGATGGTTTCGCGTGTTTCGCGGACTATATCGTCGAAATTGGCCGCCCAGACCCGCGCCAGTTCGTTGATTAATGGGGCAGTGAAGTTCAGTAAGACGAACCTGATGACTGGCAGAACGACGGTTCGAAGGATGTCAACGACCGATTCCATCGCCTCTATCACCGTCACCGCGAACGCCGCGAAGTCCTCCGCCGACAGCGCGCCGCTGATGGCGTCACTGGCGGGCTGGATCGCGTCGATGAAATCCTCCACGACGCTGATGACGGCCTGCACCCCCTGCACGATACTGTCTACAAGCCCTGATACGGCGTCGCCGCCGCCCAGGTCCTGGAACGCGACGCTGAAATCCCTGATGAACGTCGTCACCGCGTCGATGACGGGCGACAGGGCGTCGACCAGGTCGCGGAGCGTGTCCATCAGTCCGCCCAGGGCATCGTTCGTGGCTTCTTGGATGCCCATGAAGTTCGCCCGGTACGCCGCCGCGAACGCCGCGACAGCGGCCACGGCCAGCCCTATCGGGCCGATTAATGTGGCGACCGCGGACGCGACGCTGAAGATGGCCGGTGCAGTAATCGCCGCCGCGACCGCCAGCCGCCGCAGGCCGTCGTCCAGCGACAGGACGAATTCGGCGACGCCGTCGATGATGTTCGCCAGGTTAGCGATGGCTGGGAGGACGATGGTCGCCGCGACGATCCCTAGTTCGTGCAGCGTCGGGAGGAGGTCCGCGAACGACCCAGCGATGGCCATCAGGGGGTCGGCCAGTCGTTCGGTTGCGCGCGTCATCGCGTTCCAGATGCCGGGGGCGTTCTGCATCAGCCACTCCATTACGTCGATCAACTTTGGGAGGGCGATTTCTGCCAGGTCGAACAGGAACCCGGTCAGCATCGGGATGGCTTCAGCGGCGGTCCCGCCCAGCTCCCTGATCGTGTCAGCGAACTGGTCCAGCGGCCCCAGGCTGTCGACGATGGCCTGGACCAGTTCCGGCAGCGCGCGGACAGCATCGACCAGCAGCGGCCCGAACACGTCCCCCAGCGGTTCGATGATCGCCATGATTTCGCCGCGGACGTCCTGGAACGCGGCTTTCAGTTCCTCCATGTGCGTGACGACGCCGACCGCGGTCAACCCGCCCAGGACGCCCGCCAGCCCGACCGCTGCCGCTGCGACGACGCCCAGGACTGACGCCAGCGGCAGCAGGATCGTCGACAGCGTCAACAGACTGGGGATCAGCGACAACACCGCGACGGTCGATAAAGAGGACATAGCGACCGACAGCCCGCCCGTCGACACGGTCAGGCGGCTGAACAGCCCGGACGTGACGGCGGCGCTACGCCCGGCGTCGTCCAGTTCGTCCGCCGCTTCATCAGCGCGGCTTTGAAGCACCTGCATCGCCGCCGCCAATGTCTCTGCGTCACTTGTCGTTCCTTCGATGGCGTCGCCGGCGACCGCTGCCGACGTCGTCGTGTCGTCCAGTTCGTCCCCGACTTCATCCATCGCCGACTGCGCTGGTTGCGCTGACCGGGACAGGTCGCCCAGTTCATCCCCGACGTCATCGACGGCCTGCTGGGCCGCTTCCGTGAAGGCGTCGATCAGTATCTCTACTTTGGCGCTTTCCGGCATTTAGCGGCCCCCTGAACCCGGGTGCGACCCGTCGCCCCCAGTATCGGCGTCCTGTAGGGCGTCCAGTTGGTCGTTCAGGCTGGGCTGGCCGTCCTGCTGTTCGCGCTGATCGGCGCGGGCGTCCTGCTGTGCAGCCAGGTCCTGTCGTTCACCGTCTGTCGCCGCGCCAGCGGACCCAGACTGCTGCGCACGTTGTCGCTTGTCGGCTTCCCAGGACGCTCCCGCGGCGCGTATCTGGGCGTTCATCCAGAAGTCCCAGGCCGGTCGTCGCATGATGTCGGTCGGAAGCATCCCGTAGTCCTGTCCCATCAGGTGCGCGGCGATGGCGATGTCGTTACCCGCGAAACTTTTCGTCAGCCGCCTGTTCCAGTTCGTCCTGGTCCTGGCCGGTCATCCCGGTGATGACCAGCATTAGGTCGTTCGCCGTCAGGACGCCCAGGTCGAAGGTGCCGTCGCCGGCGTCGCCCCAGTACGCGTCTGGACGGAGGATGTTCGGGATGACGACGTCTTCGATGAATCCGTTCAGGTCGCCGTCGCGGACGACCTGTTCCATGTCGACGTCGTCGTCCCCGCTGCCCATCATGTCCATCACGCCGTAGCTGTCCATGTCGCGGAGTAGGGACAGCGGTGGGACTTCCCGGACTTCCATGTCGCCGTTGCCGTCGTCCAGTTCGACCCAGCGGGTTTCGTGAACCTGCTGTTCGTAGTCGTCCTGTTCGACGACCCGTCGGTCCCCCGGGTCGAGGGGTTGGTCCGTCGCCATACGTCGGCGTCCGTCAGCGTCGTCCTTAGTCCGTGGTGACGCCGTGGCCCCGGGGTCGTCGGAAAAGAGTTAGACCGTTCTGAAAGTGTCGTCTTCCGTTTCGTATATTTCACCCAGTTGTCTGGCGTGCTTCACCGTTTCGTGAGGGAGGTCATGAATATCGAGAAAATATTCAATCGATGTCCGGCTGACAGCGTCGGCTTTTCTATTATTAATGAATTTCTTTAAACACTTTACCCTATGGGGTACGTTTCGCGTGTTACCCCGTTCATCAGCGTCGTCGGACAGACGCTTAATAACAGGGTCAACTAAGTCGTGGACCTTCTTATGGCAGTTTCGGCACACTGTGACGGTCTGGCCGTCGTGAGCCTCCGGGCCATCAATTCGTTTCGGGATGACATGGTGTTCAGACAGTGCTGTTTCATCGGAAAACCCACAAAAATAACAACAGTTTAAACTCATTGGAAAGACCTTCCGGTGTCGTCGCTGTCGTCGATCACCCTGCCGCGGACGTCGTCGTACCAACTTTCGCCGTACAGCTTTGCGATGTCCTGGTTCCGGTGCGGCCAATTACTTTCCACGACGGAGACGAAGACGTCTTCGTCGACAAACCAGGTGTCGCTGGTTTCGGACGGGTTTTCGAACGCGATATGGCGTTCCTTCAGCATCTGCTTGTACCGGCGTAGCGTCGGCGCAGACGCCCCGGCGACGTCTTCGATGGCGGCGTTAATGACGCTTTCATGAACCTTCAATGCGTCACCGGCTTCCTGCTGGATGCGAGCGTTGATGTCGTCCAGACGGTTCAGCGTCGTCGCCGAAGGCCCAGATGTTTTTTCTTTTTGGGCCTGCTGGCCGTCATGGATGTCCCGCAGGGTTTCCTGGACATTACCCATGTCCTGTTCCAGACGCCGCAGTCGGTCGTTCACGTCCCCGCCGTGGCTGGCGTCGATGTATTCCCTGATGGCGTTTTCCAGTTCGCTCCCCAGATGTCCGCGGACGGTCCCACGTCTTTCTTTGACGTCGGCACGGAATTCGTCCCATAGTCGGTTCGATACTTTCGCCCCAGGCTGAATTCGGTCGTCCGACATAGACGGTTAGCCTAACCTTACGCTATCGTCTTATAGCTTCTTCTTCTTATCTTAATCTAAGTTAATAAGGTAGTAGTAGTAGTAGTAGAGTATCCGCGGCGAAACTCAATTCGGTCTACCACCACGTTGTATAGCGGTTTTGATCCGGGGGAAGACACCCGGCCCTGTTGATCGTCGGCTACGATGAAAAAAGAAAAAACGTCCAAACGTTCGGGAACACTGACGGCTGAAGCGGCGTCGATCAGTAGGCCGACAGGACGCCGTTCGTCAGGGTGACTTCGACTTCCGACCCCAGCCCGCCGACATCGACCAACGCCCGGAATTCGACATCTTCGGCAACCAGGTCGTTCTGGTTTATCTGGGCTTCGTGCGTGTTCACCGTACACTTCGGCGCGTTCCAATCCAGTTCATACGCGGTAGAGGTGCCGCCGATGGTTTCTGGCGACGTCCAGGTCGCGTTCACCCCGACCGTCGCCAGGCGTTCCTGGACGTCCGTCGCGTTCGCCGCACCCAGGAACTGATCGAACAGCGTCCGGTCTTCGAAGTCCAGCGTCGCCGTATGGGACACAACGCGTTCCCCGATGTCGACCTTCCCGGCGGTCCGGGCGTCCCTGATCAGGGGGTCCAGGTTGTTTTCGATGGACGCGCTGAATTCCTGGACGTCCGGTTCTTTCGACGCCCCGGCGATGTCGAACGCTGCGTCGTTGAACCGGAAGTTTCGAAGGTCACTGTAGGACGGGGTCGACGACGCCACGTCCGGGTCCGGCCCTGCGGCGACCACGTCCACCGACGCTGTCAGCTTTTCTTCCGCCGTATGCGACAGTTCCAGGGTATCGACACCGCAGCCCAGATGACGGACGACGTCCGTGTCACGGTCTATCTCCATCGACAGCGCGTCCAGCGTGTCCGCCGGAGTGTAAACGTGTTCACCGACGTCATCAACGCCGTCGCCGTCAGGGTCGGTTGCGGTGAACGATTCGGTTCCCAGTGCGCCCAGTAGCAGTAGCCCCAGGCCGTTTTCGGGGTTCGCTGGGAGGTCCAGCGACCCTTCGTCGGTGATGGGGCCGGCTTCGCCTTTGTACGTGCCGCGGGCGCGAGTCGTGTTCTGGAAGTCCGGGTTGTTGTCCAGTGAAAACCCGTCGCTGACAGCGTCGACGAAGACGCTTGGGCTGACGCCTTCCGCGTAGGTTGATTCTTTGCCGATGCCGACGTAGCCCCGGAACGACTGGGGCGTTTGTCCGATGCTCATGTCTGGTTAGTCCTGTCCGATGGTGATATGTGGGCGTGACGCGGTGGCGTCAGGCATCCTGATCACCGTCAGCGTCGACGCTGTCGTCGCTGTCGTCAGCGTCGGCAGTGTCGAATGGGTCGGCGTCTTCATCATCGTCACGCCCAAGGTCGTCGTCCGCATCGGCGTCCCCGTCGTCGGTGTGTCCGGTGTGGACTGACCGATGCGATGCTTCGGCCTTCGGCGTGTCGAAGACGTCGCCGCAGGTGTCACCGTCGTCGTCGGGCTGTTCGCAGGCGATGCCCCAGCCGATCAGGGGGTTCGATTCGACCAGTGCGTCCGCGACGGGGCGGGCGACGGCATCATCCGGCGGGTCGTCGCTTTCGGGATCGACGACCGGCAGCGGCTTGTGTGCGACCTGGCCGCCGCGATGTTCGGTTTCGAACCGGACACCGTAGCGGTCGACCGTGACGCTGGTCTGCGGGCCGCGGAACTGGATGTAGTCCCGTCCGTCGCTGTTGTCTCTTGGTAGTTCGCGTGGCATGGGTTAGTATCTCCGTTCGACGTCGACGCGAAACGTGGCCTGTCCGCTGCGGACCTGGGCGCGGTTGGTCCCTGGGCTGATGCCGATGTCCATCTGGAAGCTGTCCAGCAGGACTTTGGACGCGTGCGCCGTGCCGGTGTCGTCGATCAGCGCCGACGCTTCGACGTTGTTCACGACGCGGCCCAGCAGGGCGCGGGCTTTGTCGAAGGCTGCTTTCGCGTTGGTGTCCTGCGCGAACAGGAACACCTGGATTTCCAGGTCGCCGTGGTCTTCGCTGACGGTCGCATACGCTGGGGTGTGGGACTGCGCCAGCGACCAGGCGAACGGGTAGGCGTTCTGCGCCGCCAGTTCTTCTTCCGTCGTCGGGCCGACGACGTGATCCTGGACGGGGGTCAGGTTGCCGTCCTGTAGGTGGTCGTCGATGGCTTCCCTGCGGAACTGATCGACGACGTTCTCCCAGAACCGGTTGAAGCCCTGCGGGCTGGATAGGTCGACCGGCATGAATTCAGTCGCCTCCGGCGGTCAGGCGGGCGATGCTGTCGCGGAGTTCGTCGCCCGCGATGTCTTCGACCTGGGTCTTCCAGTCGTCGAAACTGTCTTCGACCCAGTCGTTCGGCGCTGACTGCATCCCGTCGTCGGCCAGGCTATGCGCCAGCCGGGCCGCCGCGGCGACGGTCGGGTTGCCCCATTTTGCGCCCGTCCAGGCCATCAGCGGGGATAGCGGGATGGGGTTGTCACCGCCCGGGCGGTTTTCGTCCGTCCATTCGGGGTCGTCGGCCAGGATGTCGGCCAGCAGGATGTTCTCCCCGCCGACCCGCTTCCGGGGGCCGATGATCGCCCGGAGGCCGCCCCGGCTGAACTGCGTCCTGATGGTTTCCCGCATATGGATGTCGCGGCCAGCGCCCTCCGGCGCGTTCGACTTCAGTTCGCCTTCTGCCAGGACGGACAACTGCCGGATGGCGCGCGTCGTCCCATCGTCGATGGCGTCCGGCAGTTGGTCGATCTCGTCCGTCGCGTCGTCGATGTCGACCACGATTTTCGTCGGGTTCTGCGCCATCTGTGTTAGTTCCCCCGATGGATCGGGCTGTTCGCTTTCCCGCCGATGACGCCACTGAAGCCGGACACGGTTTCGCCGGCTTCGCCGGACGTTTCGCTCCCGGACGTGAGGTCTTCTTTTCGCTTCCAGTCTTCGAAGGCTTCGTCGGCTTGCTGTTCCAGGAAGATGTGCCGGTTGTCGTCGTTGTTCGACCCCTGGACGTTCTGCGCGTAGGCCAGATGCGCCTTCGACGCCGCCAGGTACGCCGTCGCGTCCCGCAGCAGCGGCGGCACCGTATCGGGGAGGTTCGCGTCCGACGGTTCCGTCCCGGTGGCTTCCGCCCAGCGGGCCTGCATCGACCGCGTCGCCTGGTCGATGCGGCGTTCATGGTCGGGTTCGGTGTTCCTGACTTCGATGTTGAATTCCGCCTGGACATCTGGACTGGTCGCCCAGTAACCGTCGCCCAGGTCAGCATCGGTGACTTCAGGCATGATCAGGCGTTCCCTCCGATCCGCGGGGGGTGTCGATCCTGGTCCTGGCGGCGGCGCTGGCGAAGCTGGGGCTGATCAACCGGGAGGTCTGGCGGTTGGCCTGACAGGATGCGGGCGACCCGATCCTGACAGCGACGGGTCGCGGCATCCGAACCGTCCGGGTCAGGACGGTCGCCGTCATCCCCATCGGCCCCCGGGCCGGCGTTCCCCTGGTCGTCATCGTCGTCATCCCGCGGGTCACGCCGGGGGTCTGCCGGCGGCGGGTCGCGTCTGGTCATGTCCCGGGGTGGACGGTTGTGTTCAGCGGCGTAGGCCTGTTCTAACCGGCGGGCGCGGTTCTTCAAGCGTTCGACCGCGTTTTCGGCTGCGTTCAGACGTTCGGCGTTGTGGTCGATCAGCAGGTTCTGTTCCTGCGTGGTCAGGTCGGCGTCGTCCAGACGGTTGTCGCGGTCTTTGACGTTGGCTTCGACTTCCTTGAGCCGCGGCTGGATGACCATCCTGATGTAAATCAGGATGGTTGCACCGACCAGAACTGTAGCGACCGGGTCCAGCCATTCAGCCAGTCGAACCAGGTCATTGATCCCGACCATCCCCGGCGTCACCCCTGGTTCAGTTCACCGCGGCGGTCGTCGATGGCGTCCTGAACGGTCGCGTAGTCGTCGCCGTCTGCGTTCGCGGCTTCGATGGCGTCCAGGTAGTCGTCAACTTCGCCCGCGTCGATAGCGTCGGCCTGGTCTGACGCGGACTGTGCGACGAACGCCTGGACGAAGACGTCAGGGTCGACCTGCTGGGCGGCGGACGCCGCGTCAGCGTCGTCGCCGCCACCGTTGTCGTCGTCCTGGTCGGTGAGGCCGGCGTCCTGGGGCGTGCCTTCGACCCAACCGCGGTCTTTGTACCGTTCGACGCGGTCATCGTCGTCCAGTTCAACTGTCGCGTACCCGTCGCTTGACGTTTCGAAGGTCGGGTGTTGGCCCTGGTCGTCGGTGACTTCGCGGTCGACGAACGTTCCGCGCCGCGGCCAGGTGAGGGTGGTTCCTGACATGGCTTAGATGTCCGTGAGTCGAGTCAGCGCCCTGTTCAGGCGCGGGCTATTCTCCGCTTTTTGGTGACAGTTTCGACACATGGTGATGAGGTTCTGCGGGTCGTTGGCGGCTTCGTGCGCGTCGAATTCCCCGAAGGGCGTGATGTGGTGGACTTCCAGCCCCCGTCCAAACACGTCGCGGTGTTCTTCTTGAGGGATGCCACAGATGACGCACTTGAAGCCGTCCCGTTCCAATACAGTAGGGCGATTTCTCCACCATGACGCACCGTAGTAGGCTGACGTACTGTGGCCGCCTCCCCAGGAATGATGGTTTTCACCGTACCGCGCACCGTCGTTGCGGGTTTCGATCCCGTGACGGTCTACCCACTCCCAGATGGTCCGCTGGCTGGTATCCCACAGGTCAGCGATTTCCCGCTGGGACAGGCCGCGGTCCTGGTAAGCGACCCGTAAATTCGATTCAGACCGCCACGGTGTGACGGCGTAGGTGGATGGTCGCCCCATTTTTGGATTAGACGTCTTGAATCACCACAAAGTTGTCGCCGCGCATGACGTGGAACCCGATTTCTTGTTTCGCCGCGAACCAGGTGACCAGCGGGTCGTTCTCCGTCCAGGTCTGGGTCATCCACCCGTTCGCGCTGTCGACGCTGACGTCACCGTGCGGGGCCTGCTGACCCATTTCGTTCAGGCGGTCCAGGAACCAGGGCATGAACGCTGACGCCTGGCCGGGGGCGGTGATGACGATGTTGCGGACGTTCGTGTTGCCGTCGTGCGGTTCCAGGACGTTGTCCCGGGCTGCGTTCGCGGGGTCCGCCACGACGTCGCCGGATGCGTCGACGGGTTCGCCGTCGCTGTTGAACCGCGGCAGTTGCGTGCGGATGGGCCTGATCCGGTCGATCTGGAAGCTGTCGGCCAACTGCTGTTCGGTCAGCGCGGCGATGCTGTCGTAGTCGCTGGCCAGGTCGTCGTTCAGCTTCATGTCGCGGACGACGTTGGGACTCATGTAGGCCGTGATGCTGCCGGCCTGTTCCAGCGCCGACCCGTCCTGGCTGATCAGGCTTTCAGCGTCGATGAAGTCGTTCAGCGGCGTGCTGTTCGCGGAGTCACTGTACGCGGTTGACGGCGTCAGGACGTGCGAACTGGGGATTTCGGGGTGGGCTGTCGCGCCCTCCGTCCCGATGATCCCGTCGATGTCGCCGTTGATCGTGCCCTGCCAGGCGACCTGCGCCCGCGTCATCAGGACGTCTTCCATCAGCGCGTCGCTGATGGCGTTGAACAGGTTCAGGATTTCGCGCTGACTGTTCAGTTCGGTGTCGACCCCTTTCTCCGCCTGGATCTTCTTCTTGAAGGTCGACACCGTGAGGTCGCGTTCGCCCAGGTCGCCGATGTCGCCGACGGGGCTTTCGGACGCCAGGTCCGTCTGCCGCATCGTCGTCCGCAGTCCGTCCATCGTGAAGTGCGTTTCACGACTGTCGGACAGTTCGACCAGCGGGAAGATTTCCGCCGTGACCAGTCGGTTCCCGCCGTCGATCTGCTGGAGTTGCCGGACGATACGGTTCTGGATGGCTTCGGGGCTTCGAAGGTTCGCTTCGCGTAGCGTGAACATGACTATAGTCCCCCGGTGATGATGACCGCCGTCCGACCGCCGACGCCCCATTCGCGGGCGATGGTCGTGAACACGCTGCCGTCAGGGAACGCGTCGTGGCCCAGCGCGATGTTGATGTCGTTCGCGCTGCCGTTTTCCAGCGTGCCGTCACCGGCGATGCCCAGGTCGTTCGTGACAGCGGCGTCGATCCCTGTCGTTGTGGGGCCGCCGTAGGCTTCGATGTCGCCACCGTCACCGACTTCGACCAGGTCCCCGGGGGAGGGGTCGTAGCCGTCGTCGGTCGGCATCCAGAGGACGTGTACGCCCAGGATGACGGTTGCGCGTCCGACGCTGTCGCCGGCGGCGAAGTCGGCTTCGCTGGTGTTGCGGTCGCGGAGGTCCTCCGGCGTGTTCTTCAGAAGGCCGACGAACGCGGCGTCCGTGCCTTCGACCAGTTCGACCTGCGGGCCGTCGGGGGCTTCCCCGACGACAGCGACGCCCTGGCCTTCGTCGGCGACGTCGCCGTTGCTGTCGGCCAGCACTTCGACGTCGACGACGTGGCCGGGCGTGTAGTGGTACTGGGTCGCCATGATCAGTCAGCGCCCCCGGTTGCCGCGTCGACGACGTCCGCCCGGAGGGCGTCGACATCGTCGTACTGGCTGGCGTTGATTTCGTACTGGTCCTGAAGGTACTGGGCGGGGGACTTCCCAGACGCTTCGGCGTGGACCCGGTCAGCGCCGTCCATCGCGGACAGCGCCATGTCGTCAGCGTCGTCGTTCGTGTTGCCGGCGGTCGCGGTCGACCGCCCAGTCGTGTCGGTCTGGGCCGCCGCCGCGCCGCGGGTCTGTTCTTCCTGCTGGACTTGCATCGCCTGGTAGGCGCGTTCGTTCCGCAGGGCGCGAAGGTCCTGGGCCGACTGGCCTTTCAGGGCTTCCGCCCGGTCGTCGACGTCGTCGTCCGACGTGTCGAACCGGGCCAGGTCGGCTTCCAGCTCAGCGATTTCGCGCCGCAGCGTCGTGGTCTGCGCGTCGATCACGGCCTGGGCCGCCGCGTCGGGGCTGTCCGTGACGTCGATGTCGTCGATGTCGACGTCAACGTCGTCAGTCCCAGCGGCTTCCAGGACGTCTTCGAACGCACCTGCCAGCGCGTCGATGCTGTCCTGTCGATCTTCCACGACGTCAGACGCCGCCTGAAGGGCGGCCTGAACGTCGTCGTAGTCGTCAGGGTCGAAGTGTCTCATGTCTATGTCTACGTTCGCCAGCGCCGACGCTGACGCCTGTAGCGCCTGCGCCGCCGCGGTGACGGTCTGCTGGTTCGGCGTCTGGGCCGCCTGCTGGATGGTCTGAAGTTCAGACTTCAGGTCCGGGAGGGCGTCCATCGACCGTTCGATACTGGCCGCGTCAACCGCGCCGTCGTTCACGGCATCGATCCGCCGGATGCGTGCGGCGTCCAGGACGACACGGTCGTCGTCCGTCACGGGGTTGCCGTCGTCATCACGGCGAACGCGGACGTCAGCGACGACCGACCAGTCCAGGTCATCGAAGTCACCATCGGCGGCGGCGTCGGCAGCCTGGGCGTTCGTCAGGTCGCTGTCGGTCAGGACGATATGGGTTTCGTCCTGCGTCAGCGCGACGTCCGTCGCTGTCCCGATGTCGACAATCCCGGTCTGGGCGGCAACGCTGTCCTGGTCGGGATGATCGAAGCCCAGCGTCACGTCACCGGCGTCCACGTCACCCTGTAGGGCTTCAAAGGTCGCCGGGATGGTTTCTGGCGGGACCCGGACCGGTGTTGCCTGGCCGCCCAGCGATAGGTCGTGGTCGCCTGCACCCCAGATGACGCCCATCAGGCCGTCACCGTCGCCTGTGGTGGCGGCGTTGATGAGCGTCGGGTCGCGGTCAACGGTGATCGACCCGGTCGCCCGCGCCATCGCGCCTTCCATGATGCCGTCGTCGGGCGACCAGGACGATAGCGTGTCCTGGCGATGGCCGACCATCGTCCCGCTTGCGACCCAGCCGTCGTCGCGTTCCTGGGCGACTTCGATCAGGTACGCGGGGTTGTCGTCGGTCGCGTCGATCCCGGGGGTGCCGCCGGGCTGGCCGTCGATACGGTCAGCGAAGTTCCCGGTGCCGTCGGTGCTCCGGTCGCGGATGATGCCGTAGGCCGGGGCGGACCCGTCCTGGGTCGGGTTCGACCAGGTGACGGTGTCGCCGACGTCGAAGCTGTATTCAGCGGTCGCCCGATGGGCGAACGCGTCCTTCGCCGTCTGGTCGTCCCCGCACGGGCCGTACCAGGTGTCGCCGTCCACCGTGACTTCGTGCGCCCCGGTACAGTCGCCGCTGATGAATTCCGCAGCCTGTTCAGCCGGCGCGCGGGACTGGAACAGCGGCATCCCGTCCTGTTCGCGCGACGGTTCGAAGCCGTCGTCCTGGGCCGCGACCGTCGCCAGGTCGCCGTAGGCGTCCGCCGCAGCGTCGAACCCGGGTGCGTCATCTTCGTCGTCGTAGTGGTCGGCTTCGATCAGGGCGTCGACGACGAAGTCGTAGCCGTCCTTCAGCGCGTCGTCGGTGACGCCGTCGATACCGCCGCGCGACCCGTTGATGGCCGCCAGACACGCCACTAAGCCGCTGACGTGCGCGGGGCCGTCCGGCGACTGCCGGAACGGACATTTCCAGCGGCCCTTCGCGTTCCTGGCGTCGTCACCCTCCGGGACGAAGACGAAGCCGTCGTCCAGCGTGGACAGGTCGGCATCTTCGTCAGACGGGTTCGGCATGGACTGCCGGGCCTGGGAACCGTCCCAGTCCCCGTCGGTGAATTCCAGGTCGGAAGGGTCCGCTGACGTGACGCGGTACGAAACGTCAGACTGGGCCATCAGCAGAAACGCCCGCATCAACCCCAGTTCAGTGTTGACGTCCATGCCTACACGTGGTAGGCAGACGCTTCCCTCCCTTAAGTCGGCGTGACGCGGTGGCCGCGGTCGTTAGGCCCAATCGTTACGATACGGGGTTGTCGCCCTGAACCCTGACGTCGACGCCAGCATCCGACAGCGTGTCCCGAACCCGACGAACACCCTTCGCCTTCTTCTGGGTCGTTGCGCGATAGTGCGCCAGCGCCGTCACCGGGTTCAAACTATTCGGTTCGTCGTGAGCGTACACCCAGACCGTGTCGTCCAGGTCCGGGTCGGCGTAGAACGTGATGTGGACCTGTCGAAGCGCCAGGATGTCGCCCAGCCCCTGGATGAACCGGCCCAGCATCCCCGCAGCCAGCCCCGGCCCCGGGATGGTTCGGGCTGCCGCCCACCCGCGGAGGCCGTCGCCGATCCAGCGCGGCCCGGCATACCGCTTCGCCCAGGACCCGTTTTCCGTCCAGCCCTGCCGGTTCGTCTTCACGGACGCCATCGGGTTCCGGGTGTAGTTCAACGTCATCAGCGTGCGTTCGAATTCTTCTTCGCCCTGCTGGACGATGCCGACCAGTTCGTTCGGCGTCGATCTGCCTTCGGCGTAGAACCCGGGGAAGGTCGCCGCCAGTCGGTCCAGCATCGGCAGGATGGTGCCGCGGATTTGTTCCCAGTAGTCGTCGTCCGCGCCCAGCGCCCGTTTCCCCAGGACGCCGTAGAGGAACCACGATCCAATGAACGCCGCGACTGCCGCGGCTGCCTCCGGGTGGTCTGCGATCAGTTCCAGTAGGGGGTCGGTGACGCGGTTGATCTGCGCCGGGAATGGTGTCGGTGTCATGTGTCGAAGTCGTCGGTGGTGGGTGCATCGGCGCGGTCGTGTTCGTCCAGGACGTCGGACAGGTTCGGGACGTCGTCCGCGTCTACGTCCGGGAGTTTGAACGCCGCGCTTTCCAGGATGCGCTGGATGTTTCTGACGCTATTCCGCCGGTGCGACGGGTCGCCGCCGGTGAGGCCGCCGTCTGTTGACGACTGGATGGCGTAATGGATGTCGGTCATGCTGAACTGTGCGTGCCGGAACCAGTACCAGCACACCGATTCTTCGAAGGACAACCCTTGTTCCAGCAGGCCGGCCAGCGTCGTCGCCTTCGTGTCCACGATGTATTTCGACTTCAGGACGTCCGACAAAGAGAGGTCGTCGACGTCGTCCACATGGTCCGGCGGGTCGCGGGCGATACGGCGGCTGATGTCGTTCAGCAGTTCCCGTGCTTCTTTATCCACGTAGGCCCTGCGCCCCCAGGCCGTCCCCTTTCGAACCATGTATCATATACTCCCCGGCGGGACACTTAAACACCCGTCCAGCCCGGTCCCCGGTCCCTCCTACGCTCCGGGGGTGGTATGTCCGTGCTGGATTGACAGCGGCGTCGGTTGGAATTCCGCCTGATCGACGACCTGCGGACGGTAGGACTTCGTCGACATGATCGTCTGAAGGAACCCGTTGGCGACGTCGTCCTGCGTCAGCGGCACCCGGTCGCCGATCTTCAGGATGGGCCGGATACCTGACCGGCAGTAGGGATGCAGCGGCGGGATGAACCACGGTGTGTCGACCATGTCGACGACGTGTTCGTTCATTCGCCGGCAGATGTCGGTCGTCTTCGTGTCGATGGTCGCGTCATAGACGCCGTACCGGAAGCCGTTCCGCAGGTAGCGTTTCCGTGCCGCGGTATTATAGGCGTCCTGGACGCTGTCGTGAGCGATCAGTTCGGCTTTTGTCCGCGTGGTCTGTCCCGTGACGCCGCGTTCCTGTCGGTCGCTGGGGTCGCCGCCGTCGACCACGACCTGGACGCGTTCCGCCAGTTGCGGGACGGTTTCGTTCTGCGTCAGCCCTAAGCGTAACTGTCGCGTGATGCGGTCGCCCAGTTCTTCGGCCAGGCTGTCGCTGGTCGCGCCGGCGTCGGCTGCGGTCCTGGTCCCGGATAGCAGGCCGGCGTCGACCTTCCGTATATGTCGAAGCCACTCCCGGTCAGTCCCGTCAACCCGCGGTAGCCCCCGGAGTTGATCGGTGTCGACGTCGTCCGGGAGCGTCGTCTGCATCTGGTCGAACGCTGCCCTGGCCGCCCGCCCGGCGGCGATGCGATGCCGTTCATCCAGCCACGAAACCAGGTCCTCCCGTAGCCGCTGGGCCGCCAGCGTCGTGACAGCCTGGTTAACCCGACGTGGGCCTTCCGGTCCGTCCATGATCGTCTGGACGTCGTTCTCCCGCAGCCACGCCTGGATTTCCTGCATGATCGACCGGACCGATGCCCGCGCCCGCTGTCGCGCCCGTCGAAGGTCAGTGACGGTCGTCGTCGCATCACGCCCACCGACATCACCGTCGTCGTCCTGCGCGTGAACCCGGTCGTGGTGGTGGCGGCAGGCCAGTCCGGCTTCGATCAGCGCGTCGGACGGCAGCGACGGGGGACGGGTCTGCGCCACCGCTTTCACCCGCCCTGCCGCCAGCCTTCCCTACTGCTGGGACAGTATGGGGCTGACGACATCCAGCCGTTTGGTGAATGATTCCACCGTCCGGTGGCAAGCAACGCAAAGGGTGAGGTAGTTGTATTCATCATTTGTCCCGCCTGATAGAAGGGGGACGATGTGATGTAAGTGTAGGGAACTGTCGGTGTCTCCGCACATCGCGCAGGCGTCGGCCAGGTTGTCTTTTCGTTCTGAACGCCAGCCCCGTGACGCCACCGCGCTTCTGATAGCCCGATACCAGTCCACCCCTCCGTTCCATAATGGGTGGTCGCCGCCGACCCAGTTCTGTTGTTTCCATTTGGTTTCACATTCTTTATCGCAGAAATGGTTTTTAATTTCATAGCCGCCGGGTGTTGGACGGTCCCGGCAGGCGGGTACATACACTTCGTCACCGCAGGTAGCACAGTTCCTGTATTCCCCGTCGCTTTGGTGGTCGTCCCTACAGGCCCGCGAACAGTAAAACGACTCCCTCCCCCGTGTTTCGCGGCGTGACGGATAATCTTCGAATTCATCGCCACAGTTCTCACACTCATACGTTTTCTCCGCCCCGTTCGCCGGCCCGCAGTCAGACATGGCGAAGTGCTGTCGCAACCGCTGATATTCCTCCCCACAGTCGGGGCAAGGTCCAGATAATCCCATGTCATAGAAATGTTTTGTGCGTTATTGAAGGTTGTCCCTTCGCCCTATCCGCCCTGTCTCCATCCCTCCCACTCCAAAACACGATCTTTTAAAGAAGCGCAGAACCTGGCCGGTGACACGACGTCGCCCGCCATCTTCCGACGACAGGACGTGAACCGTCCACCCAGGCCCGCCCAGGCTTTCAGCAGGATGATCCGGTTCGGCGTCGGGCTTTCGTCCCAACTGTCCGGGTAGTCGAACCGCCGACCGTCGTCCGGGTTCGCGGCGTCCACGCCACCCGCTTCGGCGTCATCGCCCAGGTCGCCCGCGGGGTCATCCACCCCGTCGACGTCAATTGTGCCGTCGGATAGGTCGTCGGCCCGGTACACTTCCGCCCCGGACTCTACGGCGACGACGTAGGCCGGGCTGTTGTCGCTGGGTTCGACGTCACTCCCGCCTGGCCCTTCGAAGGCTTCGGTCCTGATTTCGACCACGACCCCAGGTCCCTGCGGTGTGTCGACTTCATCGCCTTCGCTGTACCGCGTCGCCGCCGCTGCCGGCACCGGCGGGGCGTTCCCTGAACCCCCCATTAGTAGGGCCTGCACGCGGTCGACCCAGTCCCGCCACCCATCTTCGGCGTCACCATCGGTCAGTGCAGCCGCCTTCCTGAACGCGAAGCGCGCGCCAGCGACGCCGCCCCAGCCCTTCCCCGCGGTGTAACTGTTCTCCCGCCAGGGGGCGTCTGCGCTGGCGTGCTGAAGTGTCGTCCGGTCGCCCGATACGTCGATGATGTTGTTGAAGTGCCGGGACCACCAGTTCGCCATCGCGTCCGACGACCCCACGACATCGCCCGGCGACAGGGTGCCGCCAGCGGCCAGCGTCTCCGCCCTGGACCAACCGCGGTCGGTCATCCCGTTCACGGTGACGTCCGGGTCGTCGCGGGCGTCCAGCGCCATCTGGGCGGCGTTCTGGACGGCGTCAGGGATGGACAGGTCGACATCGGCAGCCTGACCTGTCGCGTCCGCCAGGTCGCCGTCGAAGCTGTCAGCATCGACGTCGTCAGCACACGCCGGGCATTTGAACCGGCCAGCGATACGTCGCCGGTCGCCGCAGGACCGACACGTAGCTGGGAAGTCACCCGCGGCATCGTCTGACAGCGCCGCCGCCGGCGGACCCCTGTCGCCCCCATCCCTACCCGGCTGAACAACCCCATCGTCGCCCTGGTCCTGGGGTTGTCGTCCGCGGTCGTTCTGTTCGTTCAGGAAGTCCTGCATCCGCTGGCTACGGGCGCCGGCGTCGTCCGGGCCGCCAGACGGCGGCTGCGGCCCGGTGTCGCTGACGTTCAGTTCGATGCCTTCGATGTTGTTCAGCATCTGGCGGACTTCCTTCTCCGTCAACCCGGCGATACCGGCGAACTGAAGCGCCTGCACGACCAGTTCTTCATCCTGATCCTGGATCGGCGGGAACGTGTGTTCGACCGACCCGTCCAGCCCGTGAATGTCCGTCTGAACGCGCGCGAACTGATCGAAAACCCGAATGATTTCCTGCCGCCACCCCGCGATGGTAGTCATCAGCGTCCTAAACAGGGTTTCACGGGACAGTTCCGCGCCGTCACGCAGTTCGATCAGGTCCAACGGGACCAGCATCCGCCGCGCGATACTCCGGTTGTACCCCCTGATCTGTTTGTCCAGCGGTTCGTTGTTCTCCGGGATCTCGATCTGTTCGAACGACCAGTAGTCCGGGATGGCCGCCGTCGTCCCAGACTGCCAGTCCTTCAGGTGATCGAACGCGCTTTCCATGTTCTCCCGCAGGGCGCGTTCCAGCTTCGTCGGCGGCGTCCCGCCGGTATCGTAGTCATCATCCTGCACACGGTCGAAATACTGGCCTTCCGGCAGATACGACGGCGGTTCAACCGTCGCATAGACAGCGCCGAACGACGTCAGTTCCGCCTTCCGCGCCTTCAACCGCTGCATCACCATCTTATTGATCGTCGTGTCAACGACAGCCTTCAACGGCGGCGTATCGTACAGTGAAATGTCGAACACCTGTTCCCCGATGACCAGCGGCTGACTGTCGACGCGTCGGCGTTCGATGTTGATGTCGCCGGGGTCGTCGCGGGTTCCTTCCTCAACGTCGAATTCGTAGACAGTCGTCGGGTCCTGCAAATAGATTTCTTCCCCGCTGACACCGTCTTTCAGGTAATCAAGGGTTCGAAGGTCCAGTTCTTCCAGGTCGGTCGCCCGCAGCACCGTCCTGGCGTGCGTCAAGTTCTCCCGCAGGATCACGTCGATCACGTCCGTCGGATGAATGTCGCCATCGTACAGGCCCCGAAGGTGGTCCGCCAGTCGCTGATCAGCGTCGCTTTCAGGGTCTGACGGTTCGACCCCCATCCCTTCCGACCCGACGATCAACGCCTTAATCCGCTCTTTCACCCCCGGAATCAGGTCGTCTTTCGCCAGCAGATAGCGTCCAACCCGGTGGGTGTAGTCGACGCTGTTCCGCTGAAGTTTCCTGATCTGCGGGTCCTGAATGAAGTCGAAGTCGCTGACGTCATGCGTCGTCGCCAACAGGGCGTCCCGTCGGTCCTGGACGGGGATGGTCGCGCTGTCGTCCTGGGCGTGGACGCGGCCCGACCGCGGCGTCAAGTCGTAATCGAAGTCATCCGGGACGTCGCCCGCTATCTGGGCGTCGTCAGGTGTAGCGGCTTCGCGGATACGGTCCAGATCAACGTCGTCGGCATCCCGGGCCGCTTCGACGATGCTGTCGTCAAGCGCCACCGGGATGTCTGTCCCTGCCACCGTCACTGTGCCGGCGACCGCTTCGGGACCGACCCTGTCAGCGACCGCGTCTTCAGACGCAGCCGGAACGCCGCCATCCGCCTCTGCCGCAGGCCCAGGGTCGCCGTCCGGGTCGTCTGCATCCATGTCTGAATGGAAGCCCAGCGTCGTCCTTAAGTCGCCGTGACGCCGTGGACCCCGGGCCAGCAGTCACGATGCCGGCGGCGTTAGGCGGTCGACCGGATGAATTCGATCCACGCTCCCAGCACGGTGTATTCATCACCACCATCGGTTGTGACGGTCGCTTCCAGCCAGTAGGTCCCGATCAGGCCGCTGGTATCGCTGGGTTCCAGATGGACGTCGAAGTCACCCGCTGACCGATTCGTCCACGTGATGCCGCCGCCACCCGTTGTTTTCGTGACCCGGGCGGTGCCGCCGCGGTCGTCCGCGATCACAGCCGTTACGTCGCCGCCCGTTAGGTCGATGTCGTCCCCGTCGGTGTCTGTGGCGTCAACCGCGATAGTCGGGCTGTCGCCTTCGACCAGCGCGTTCAACCCGGTCAGTTTTTCGTAGTTCATCGCCGGACCCCGCCGGTTAGTTCGATGCGGATGCGGGCGCGTCCCGCCGCGTCGACCCGTCGCGTCAGGTCAGACGGGTCGCCCAGCGTCGCGCCTGACGGCGATTCGACGTCACGGAGCGTCAAGTAATACCCGCCCAGACGGAACCCGGCGGGGCCGCCCAGGGTGCCGCCGCCCAGCGTCGCCGCGCCCTGCGTTCTGACGACATCAAGGTCCTGGTAGGACCCGCCCAGCGTGAACCCGGTCGGGCCGCCCAGGGTGCCGCCTTCGTCGGTCATACCTGGATGTCACCTGGGCCAGTGCCTAAAGCGGGCGTGACGCCGTGGCCGGGGGTGCCAGGTCATCCGACGACCGCCCCCGGGTCGATCACTTCAGCGTCACCTTCGAAGCCTTCATAGCACGCCATCATCGCGCCATCAGCGACGTCCGGGCTATGCCCCAGATTGTTCGGCTTCTTCACGTCGTCCTTCCCCTTCAGGACCAGGACGTCCTGCCCACGGAACGACCGTTCATCCAACCGATACACCCGCGCCGCCACCCGTAGTTCCCGTTCCAAGCTGCTGTTCGGCGGGACCAGCAGCCGCCCGTCCTTCAACGCGTTCCCCAGGTCAACCGCCGCTTCCGTCCGCTTGTTCCGGTAGCGGACGTCCTCCCGCGGGTCGTCGTCCCGACTGTCAACTTCCGACCCCTTAAATCGGCGGACGCGATCCCGCGCCTGCCGAACGTTATCCGCCACCCCGGACCCTTCGCCGATGGCGTCGATCAGGAACAACCCCCGCCTGGGGAGGCGGTCGTCGGTCGCCAGGAACAGGTCTTCGTTCTCCGGGTGATCGTTCACCCGGTCCTTCATGACGACGTCCAGCAGGCCGGTGTCCCAGCGGGCGACGATGACCGTCCGGTCCCCGCCGTCACGGGCGACGTCCCCACCCATCTGCTGGACGACCGTCCCTTTCGCCGCCGACGGCGTCGCGCCGTCGTCAGTGACGACGCGGTACATTTCGACCGCCTGATCGACGTGGCGTTCATACCAGGGCCGGAGCGTCCCGCGGCCCGTCGGCGGCATCACCCCCAGGCGTTTCCGGTACCAGCGCGGGTCCAACGTCCGCCAGTCGTCCCGCGCGACACGCTTCCCGTCCTCAACAGTGACGGCCTGTCGGACGTCGTCGACGCCAGGCCAGGGGCGTCCGTTCCAGGATTCGTAGTCTTCTTTGATCAGGTCCAGTTCGACCAGGCCCGCGATGCCATCGTGGTCGCCGTCGTTCGGGAGTTCTCCCAGGTCGCGCTTGACGTTGTGGCTGTCGAAACTGTCGAATTCAATGACGTGCCAGCGCGGGTCGTCCCACTTCTGGAACGCGACGTCACCCCGGTCCTGCGGCGGGTTACAGATAGCGACGCAGACGTCATCCGTCGACGATGCCGTGGACGTCGCCGCGTCGAAGTGGCCCGCGCCGACGTCCGGTTTATCGGCTTCGTCGATCACGACGAACGCCGCCCGCCCATGCCGTCCTTCCAGGTTGCGCGGGTCCCGCGGGCTTCTGAACTTGATCCACCACTCCGGGAATTCATCATCCGGGAATTCGATCCGGGGCGCGTTTTGCTTCGCCTCCGCCTGAATCGGATACTGTTCCTTCGCGCGCTGATGGATCGTCTGAAGGAACGGCCAGGACGTGTCTTTCAACGTCGGGTAGTTCCCCGACGTCGTCAGGCCGACGCTGTTCAACCGGGTCATCACGTAGTGATACTGCGCCAGCATCACCCCGGCGGTCTTCCCGGTCCCGTTCCCCGACCAGACCAGGACGCGGTGATGGTCCTGGCAGGCCCGCAGTATCTCTTTTTGAGTGTCGGCCAGGTCGAAGCCCAGGTCCTGATAGAACTGGATGGGTCGGTCGCGGTAGAAGTCGATCAGGTCCGCCGCGTCGTCAACATCATCGACGCGGGTCCCGTCAGCGGCCATCGTTCATGGCCCCCGGCGTCGTGCTGGTCGTAACGTGCCTGGGGTGGTACAGTTCGCCGTCGACGCCGCGACAGGCGACGGCGTCGCCGACCGGCGTTTGGCATAGGTGGCAGACCGGCATCGTCACGCGTCACCCGCCGCCGGTGGCTTCCCCTGCGCCTGCGCAACGGTCTGCACCCAGCACCGGAGCGGACGGTCCCCCATGACGTCGTCCGGTAGGTCGTCCTGGTAGACGTTCGCTTCGGCCCGGGGGTCGCCGTCGTCGGCGTCGATGTTGTGGTGGATGCAGGCGCTGAACGGCCAGCGCGACGGGTCCCCGGGGATGGAGTAGTTCCCCCCAGGTGTCTGGTCCAGGGCCTCCGGCGGGGCCAGGTAGAACGACCGGTCGCCCTTCCATCGCGCAACGATGACGCTGGCAGCGTCGAACTGGTCACCGAAATGCTGTAATTCGACGATTTCCCGGCCCGTGGGGTTCCGGGGCGGGCCGCCGGATTTCAGTTCGCCGCAGATGACGACGCCGCCCGATGCGGCCAGGACGTCCGGCGCTTCCTCCGGTTGCGTCCCCGATGCTGGCGACCGGATGCCCTCCCAGCCCAGCGCCGACAGGCAGTTCAACAGGTGTCGTTCCTGTTCAGTCCCGTCCATCGTCACCCCCATCGGTCGGGGTGAGGCCGGGGATGCGGCGTTCGATACCGCGGGCGATGCACGCCGTCGCGGTGAGTAGCACGCCGGCGTCGCCCCGCTGGTCGTCGTGGTGGTCGTCGTTGCGGTGGGTCAGTAGTGCGGTTTCGCCGTCGTCACTCCCCACCATCGCCGTTACCCCCGTCCTGATCGTCGTCTACCTGGTCCTGGCAGACGCCGCAGTAGCCGTTCTCCATCAGCGTCACTTTCCGTCCGCATCCCAGGCAGACGCCTGGGTCGGCGCTATCGGGGTTGCGGCCTTCCAGCGTCAGGCTGTTCTGGTCGTCTGTCGAATCTTCGTCGGTGTCGGTGTCCGGTTCGATCATGTTCAGGCTTCAGTTTTGGACGCCAGGCGCGTCTGTCCTAGCGGCTTCAGTTCTGCGGTATTCATCTGTCCAGTTCGGGTTAGTCGTCGGGGTCCTGATCCTCCCGCATCGTCGACCGCCTGACTGCGTCCCCCCACGACGCCATCGCGTCAGCAGTCTGGGACTGCGGATCGTCCAGGATGCCCAGGTCTTTCAGTTCGCGGATGTCCCGCTGCCGCATCCGGGACTTCGGCAGATTGACCGGCAGTTCATCTTCAATTTCGACCGGCTCCCCATCCGTCGGGTCGACCACGACGTCACCTTCACTGATGACGACGTCGTCCTGCGTCAGTAGTTCCCGGACCTGCCGCAGCGTCACGCCCTTCAACAGCACTTGATGCACGCAGATGTCGAACAGCCGGTCGGCCTTCCCCGTGAGGGCCTGCACGTCGATAGGCGGCGCGTCAGCCGCCGTGTGCTGGCGCGGCGGCCCGCGGCTGACCTGTACCGTGGACAAGTCGTCGACGTCGCCAGCGGCGTCCTGCTGCCGTTCAGCAGCTTCCAACTGGTCGACGTCGACGACATCCAGCACCGGCGGGCTGTACCGATCTGCGGTCCCCGGGTAGGCGTCGAACGGCGCATCGTCCATATACGTCCAGAAGATGCGGCGGATTTTCTCCGCCATCGCCGGGTCGTTCTCCCGGAAGTAATCGAACAGGCCGGAAGGGTCCCGTTCCGCCGCGTACAACCCGTGCGATAATGCGTTCCGGTTCCCCTCCGGTGCGCCGCCACCGGACGTCTTCTTTCCCGCCACTGCGTTCCCGTTCCGCGCCGTCCCGTGGTTTTCAGGCGGCCCCGACCCGTCGCGGGGATGCATATGACACCGTTCATCCGCGTCGTCGACCGGGAACTGGCAGGGCGCATCCGTCGACACCGTGTCGCCGTACCCGCAGACCCAGGTATCCCCACCATCGCCGGTAGCGTCGGCCTGTCCTTGGTCGTCGTCCACCATACAGTATCGGTATGCTGTTGAATCCTGATAACAGTTCGCCGCCACCGGACCACGGACTGCGACCGGCTTCAGAACGGACTGCCGGGGGTCGTAGGTCGGGGGAACTGGGGGTGGTTAGTTCTGGTCGTCGGCGTCGTCGACGTCCTGCTGAAGCGATTCGATGGCCTGCTGGCGGGTGAGGTAGTCGGTGATGTCCGACATATCGACGGTGTCGGCCTGTGCTTTGCCGTACTGGTAGGCGTAGCCGTAGGACAGGAGGACGATGACGAAGGCTCCGGCCCCGATGGCGACGGATAGTGGGTCGACCATGCGGGTGGGTCTTCGTGTGGG